CGGTTATATCTGCAATGCCTATGATGTGACCAAATTAGAACACGTCTATGTCTATGGCGATGGAGGAAGCTGGATACAGAGAGGATTAGATGAATTTCCTCAGACAGTCCACGTCGAGACTGTGGTATTGATGTCACGTGTCAAGGACTAAAAGTACATAAAAGCCTTTGAAATCAAGGGATTCCGGTAGATTGCCCATCTGAGGGTGGTCTTCCGGAATCCCTTTTTTGCGTTCTGCGGCAATAGTTCCGACTACCGGAAAAACGAAGTGTGTAACAAGATAACTGCTTTTTGTCCTTGGTGTAACAAGAGAACTACTGTATTTGATGATTTCTGAGGGTGTGTAACAAGGGAACTGTTGTCAGCACCGAAAATGCATCACACTTCGCCGGGATTATATGCTTCAGCAAGTTTTTTCTCAGCACGCTTCAATTTCTGTGAGATGTTATTCTCGTCAGCGCCGACTCTGGCTGCGTATTCCCGTATAGGCTCTCCGTCCATACGCACGGCAATAAACGCATCAGCCCATTCCGGTTTTTTAATCAGTAAGCTGCTGAAACTAATATCGGAGATGGATATCCCTTCTGCCTATGATCATTTTGCAGAGGGTGAATCACCGTCTCCGCCTTTTATCACCTACCTCTGTCCGGGGAGCGATAACTTTCCGGCGGATGGACGGGTGTATTTCAAAGTCGATGAAGTCCATATCGAACTGTATACGGATGAAAAGGACCCGTCCGTAGAAGGCAAGGTCGAAGCCGTGCTTGACGAGCATGGCATTTTTTATGACAAGACCGAGGTATGGATCGATACCGAGAAACTCTATGAGGTCCTGTATTCATTTGAACTGGAGGGTTAAATCATGGCGAATAAAGTCAAATACAATTTAAAAAATGTGCATGCCGCCATTCTTACGGAAACAGTTAATAACGGTGTCAGCACATTTTCCTACGGTACACCGAAGGCAATTCCCGGCGCTGTAAGCATCAGCCTGGATGCGGAAGGAGAATCTTCTCCGTTCTATGCGGACGGTATCGTCTATTTCCGATCGGTGACCAACAACGGTTATTCCGGTGACCTTGAGATGGCACTTGTGCCGGAGTGGTTCCGCACCGATGTGCTGCAGGAGGCGCTGGACGGCAAGGGCGTACTCATCGAGAAGAGTACCAATGCAGAGAGCGTGAAGTTCGCACTGCTCTTTGAATTCGATGGTGATGTGAACTGCATCCGTCACGTCCTCTATAACTGTACCTCCTCCCGTCCGTCCATCGAGTCGGAAACCAAGGAGGACACCATCGAACCTGGTACGGAGAAGCTGTCCATTACGGCTGATCCGAGAGCGGACGGTCTTGTAAAGGCGCGTACCGGAGATACCACGGATAAGACTGCCTATGATAACTGGTATAAGTCCGTGTATCTGCCGACCGCTGCGACTGCTACGAAATAAGGAGGGCTGACAGATGATTGAACGCACGATTGAGATTTCCGGCAAGCAGGTGCCGTTCCGTTCTTCGGCAACGGTACCCCGCCTCTACCGGGCAAAGTTTAAAAGAGACATCTTCAAGGATCTGACGAAGCTGGAAAAGTCCTACTCCAAGCGCACAGAAGAAGGCGATGAGCTTCAAATCGAAGACTTGGAGATCTTCGAGAATGTGGCATATATCATGGCCTATCATGCTGATCCGTCCATTCCGAAGACCATTGACGAGTGGCTCGACCAGTTTGACATGTTCTCCATCTATCAGGTCTTGCCGGAAATCCTGGAACTGTGGGGCGATAACCTCATGACTGATGTAACGGCAAAAAAAGGACTGGCAGAAGTGAGCGGGAAATGACCACGCCGCTGTTCCTTCTGCGCTGCACGGAGGTCGGGATCTCCATTGCGGATCTCGACCTTCTTTCTATCGGGCTTGTTCTCGATATCTGGACGGAAAAGTCCAATGACGGCGTGAAGTATCGGCGCATAGCCGACCAGAGTGATTTTGACAAATTCTAAGCTGCGAGGGAGGTGATCGGATGGCAGGCAGCAGAATCAAGGGTATTACAGTCGAGATTGGCGGAGATACCACAGGTCTCGACAAGGCGTTAAAAGGCGTCAATTCCACCATCAAAAGCACCCAAACGCAGCTGAAAGACATTAACAAGCTGCTGAAACTTGATCCGACCAACACGGAACTTCTCTCGCAGAAACAGGCGGTCCTAAAGGAAAAGATCGGAGCGACCAAAGAAAAGCTGGATGCCTTAAAGACAGCCCAGGAACAGGCAAAACAGCAGCTTGAATCCGGTGACCTCGGAAAAGACAAATACGATGCCCTGCAGAGGGAGATCATAGAGACCGAGCAGGAACTGAAGAATCTCGCCCGGGAGGCTGCCGAGGCAAATGAGACCTTAAACAAGATCGATGCTGTCGGTAAGAAATTCGAGGAAGTCGGCGGCAAAATGACCGCTGTGGGGCAGAATCTTACCACCCATGTGACACTTCCGCTTGTGGCAGTCGGCGCTGCCGGGGCTAAGAGTTTCGCTGAAGTCGATAAGACCATGCAGCTTACCAACAAGACGATGGGCAATACCGAGGAAGAGGCGGAGCTTCTGAACAAGGCCATGAAAGAGGCTGCCGCCAACTCCACCTTCGGTATGAACGATGCCGCCACTGCGACATTGAACTTTGCCCGTGCCGGACTGAATGCGGAGCAGGCTGCATCTGCGCTTGCACCGTCCATGAACCTTGCGGCAGGCGAAGGCGGTAACCTGGATACGGTATCCGCCGGGCTTGTGGCAACGATCAACGGTTTCCACGGCAGTTTTGATGATGCCGGAAAGTATGCGGATGTATTTGCTGCAGCCTGCAACAATTCCGCACTTGATGTAGACAGCCTGTCGAATGCCATGTCGGTGGCAGCGCCTATCTTTTCCGCAGCCGGATATTCCGTGAATGATGCAGCCCTTTACATGGGTGTAATGGCAAACAACGGTATCGATGCAGACAAGGCGGCTAACTCCTTAAAGACAGGTCTTGCCCGTCTGATATCTCCTGCCAAAGAAGGCGCGGAGAAAATGGCGGAACTTGGTATCTCCGTTACCAATGCAGATGGCACGATGAAAGATTCCGTGACCATCCAGAGGGAACTGCATGAGGCATTCGGAAAACTATCTGAGTCAGAGCAGATCGCGGCGGCATCTGCCATCTTTGGCAAGAACCAGATGGCACCGTGGCTGGCGCTTATCAATACGGCTCCCGGCGATGTGGATGCACTGAATGATTCACTCGAGAACTGTGCCGGAACTACAGAAGAAATGGCCCAGGCCATGATGAGCGGTTTCGGAGGTTCCCTGGAAAAGCTGAAGAGTTCTATCGATGTCCTCATGACTTCCATAGGTGAGGCACTTGCGCCGACCATCACAAAAGTGACTGATGCCATACAGAAACTGGTCGATAAGTTCAATGCCTTAACGCCTGCCCAGCAGGAAACCATTGTGAAGATCGGCCTCGTGGTGGCTGCAATCGGTCCCGCACTTGTGGTATTCGGAAAACTCACCACGGGTATCGGACAGGGTATGCAGGCATTCTCCAAAATGGGAAAAGGCATATTGACCTTTGTAAACCAGGCGAAAATGGGTGTAGGCGCAGGCGGGAAACTGGCTGCAGCCATTGCCGGAATAGGCCCTATCGGTTGGGCAATCATTGCAGTGGTAGCATTGCTTACTGCGGCTTTTGTGCATTTATGGAAGAACAACGAGGAATTCCGTAACAAGGTCATCGGTATCTGGGAGAGCGTCAAGGCGAAATTCTCCCAGATGGCAGACAAAATATTAAGTGCCATCAACTCTCTGGGCTTTTCCTTTGATGACCTTGGACAGGCAATTTCCGCTGCATGGGACTGGCTGTGCAATACATTAGAGCCGCTGGTGACGGCAGTTATCCAGTCCATCGGAGACAGTATCGAAAGTGTTATTGATGTTGTGGGCGGTGTGATCCAGATTATCGTGGGTCTTATCAAGGGCTTTAAGGACGGTGACTGGACTGTATTCCTGCAGGGACTTTCAGATCTGTTCACAGGTGTTATCAATGCACTGCTTATCCCGTTCAGAGCCATATTCTCCCTATTCGGAGTTGAGATCGAGAAATTTGACGGTGACTGGGGTGCGCTGTGGGAAGGTATAAAATCCTTCTTCATTAATATCTGGAACGCTATCAAGGATTTCTTTGTGGGCATTTGGAATTCCATCGTTCTATTTATCACGGGAGTGCTGACTGGTATAGCTGAGTTCTTCACAGGAATATGGAACGGTATCTGCGATACGGTCAGGACGGTCATTGAAACCATCAATACTACCATCACAAATGTGTGGAATGCTATCGTTGCCTTCCTGACACCGATCCTTGAAGCACTGAAAACAGCCTTTACCACAGCATGGGATGCGATAAAAACGGCGGTCACGACAGTGATGGATGCCATAAAGACCACCATTGAAACGGTCTGGAATGCAATAAAAACAGTTGTTACCACGGTGCTAAATGCCATAAAAACGGTGTTTACGACCGTGTGGAATGCCATAAAGCAGACAGTGACCACGGTGGTAAATACTATCAAGACTACGGTCACAACTGCCTGGAACGCCATCAAGACGACTGTTACTACCGTGCTGAATGCCATCAAAAATACAGTCAGTACAGTGTGGAACGGTATCAAGAACACGATTTCCACTGTAGTGAACGGTATCAAGAACGCAGTATCCACGGCATTCAATACTGTGAAAACTACCGTCAGCAATATATTTAACGGCATAAAATCAACGGTCACATCGGTATGGAATGCGATTAAAACCGCTATCACCACTCCGATCAATGCGGCAAGGGATGCAGTCAAGAACGCTATCGACAGGATCAAGGGCTTTTTCAACTTCTCCTGGTCTCTGCCGAAGCTGAAACTGCCGCACCTCTCCATTACCGGGTCGTTCTCGATTGCTCCGCCGTCCGTTCCGCACTTCTCGATTCAGTGGTACAAGGAAGGCGGTATTATGACCAAACCTACTATGTTCGGTCTTAACGGCAGTTCTTTGATGGCAGGCGGCGAGGCGGGTGCAGAGGCAATTCTGCCTCTGAAGGGATTCTACGATCAGCTGTCCGCCATGCTCGACAGCAAGCTGAACATGAGCGGCATGGAGAAATACCTCGCCATTATCGCGGACAATTCCTCCAAGGGCATATACCTTGAGGACGGTACGCTTGTGGGGCATCTGCTTCCGGCAATCGACAGCGGACTCGGCAAACAGCAGAAACTGAACAGGAGGCTCTCACTATGAAACCGGATATATCATTTAACGGAATATCGATGAACGATCTCGGCTGGCTTCGTGAGAGCATTAGCTTTCCTGCTCCGAAGTCTCAGTCGGATACAGTTGTTGTACCGGGAAGAGATTCCCCGATACGCTTTACCGAGGCTTTGGGCAGAGTATCTTACCAGCAGCGCAGCTTTACCGTTACACTCACCATGCTTGGTGACAGAGAGCGGTTCAATGCAATGTCGACAGAAGTCATCAATCGATTCTCAGGCAGGCTTGTAAAGGTGATTTTGAGTGAAGAAACTGATCTGTATGCTGTCGGAACGGTTGAAGCCGAACCGTCTTATGATCCGCTGACTGGCAAAGGGCAGATTGTCTTCTCCTGTGAAGACGGGGATGCCTATCGCTATCACACTGAGGAGACCGTTGTTACCAAGACAGGTGGTGGCAAGGTTACGCTATTCAATGACTTTATGCCTGTTGTACCAAAGATAAAAACCACGGCAGAAACCGCATTTGCATGGAAGATCGGTAGCGACTCTTTCCGTAAATCAGTCAGTGCCGGAGAATGGATATTCCCTGAACTGGAACTGCAAAGCGGAATGAATGCAGTCACCTTAACCGGAACCGGAACGACCACCTTCACTTACAGGGAGGGACGCCTATGAGTACCTTTCGTGTATTTGTGGACGGTGCGGTATTCTATCATCCGAACCTGTCACAGCTTGCGGTGACCGAAGCAAAAATCACGGAGGATGCAGAGAACATTGACAGCCTGACATTGTCCGCTCCGCATAACCATCCGTATATTGACAGCATCAAGCCGATGCAGTCTGTTATCGTCTGCAAGAAAGACGATGAAACGGTATTTGAAGGCAGAGCCCTGGATGACGGCACGGATTTTTATAACACCCACACATGGACTTGCGAATCCTGCCTTGCGTATCTCAAGGACACCATGCAGCCGCCGTACTCTTACAAGGGAACGCTCCGCGGACTGCTGGAATACTTCATATCCAAACATAATGCTGCAGTCGAAGAGAAAAAGAAATTCAAGATCGGCAATGTAACGGTAACGGACGATAACGACTATATCTCTTACAGCAGCACCTCTTACTCCGTGACACTTGATGCGATAAAAAGCAAACTCATTAACACTCACGGCGGCTATCTGCAGGTGCGCTATGAAAAGGACGGAAAGTACCTGGATTACCTTGCCGATTTTAATCTGACTTCTCTTCAGACAGTCGAGTTTGGAAAGAACCTTCTTGATGTGAAAATCAGCCGCGACCATACGGAAAGAGCCACTGCGCTTATCCCGCTCGGTGCGAAAATCAAGGAAAAGAATGCAGAGGGTCAGGAGATTGAAACCGATAAAAGGGTGGATATCACCTCCGTCAATGACGGTAAAAACTATGTCTGTGACGATGACGCGGTTTCTGAAATCGGCTGGATATGGACAAGCGAGGTCTGGGAGGATGTTACACTTCCCGGAAATCTTCTGCGTAAAGCAAAGGCTCGAATGCAGGAACTGTCCAAGGGTATCACCTCAATGGAACTGACCATTGTGGATGAGTCCGATGCCGGAGCGGATATCGGGGATATCAGGGCGAGGATGTATGTAAAGTGCATCTCAAAGCCTCACGGGATTTACGGTACCTTTCTATGTATGAGCAGAACGATAGACTACCTTAATCCTTCCGGCAATACTATCACGATCGGAGCAAGCGGTATCACGCTGTCCTCCGCATCTGCCCGACAAGGTCAAAATATAACCGACCTGACAGAGGACTTGCTCGGCAAGACCGAAAAGATAGAGATCATCTACGGCAAGGTAGATGAGATCACAGACGCAAAGATGTATCGCACGGAGCTTGTGGTGGATGGAGTGAACATCTTTCGGGATAAAGGCCAGCAGAGCAGAATGCGGTGCAAGGTCTATTCCTGGGATACAGATATCACTGGCAGACTTGACGCATCATCTTTCAACTGGCACAGGTATTCCGGCAATGAGGAGACTGATGCTGAATGGGACAATGCCCACAAAGGAATGAAATCCATCATCGTTACGACTGAGGATGTGCAGGATAACGCATCCTTTTATTGCGAAATCACTATCTGACAGGAGGAGAAATAAATGGCAACTATACTGACTTCAAGCCAGCAGACTTTCGTGGACATTACAGACCAGAGAAAGCTGTCGGCATATATTACATCTAATCTGCCGAAAACGCAGAGTGAGGACCCGAACGTCCTGCCGCATACCTATGCACCAAGCTGGGCATCAACGAACCTTAAGCTGACTCCGGTAATTTTCCTTGACCAGACGAGCGTCCCGCTTTCGTCCACAGGTCTAACGATTCAGTGGAAACGGCGTGACGGCAACGCTTCTGAAACAGCTCTTGTGACGGGAGAAACAGCATCCGGTGGTGTGCTGACGGTCAAGCAGAATGTTCTCGCTTCATCCGCAAGCGGTATGATTACTTACCTCTGCTACATCAGCTACTATGATTCCGAAACAAAGAATACGGTCAATATTTCTTCGGATATCACCTATACACTTGTAAAGAATGCAGAGAACGCCCGCCTTGCTTATGTGACCTCAGATACCTATGTATTCAAATACAACACTTCATCTACTTTAGTGGGAGCATCTCAGGCAACACTTACGGCACAGGTGCAGGGTGTCACCATCAGCAAGTGGCAGTATAAGAACAGTTCCGGCAAATGGGCGGATTATCCGACTACCACGGATAATGCCAATATCACGAGTGGAACACTTGTGGTAAAGCCTGCCCACGCTGTATTTGTCAGCAATGTGGCGCAGATAAAGCTGCTGACAAGCGACAGCAACGTCTATGATACCGTCACTATCTCCAAACTATATGACGGAGCGAAGGGCGATCAGGGCGGCAAGGGTGATCCGGGAACAGCCGGAAAGGGCGGCCTTTCCATCATCCTCGGCAACGAAGCGCAGACCATAGCCTGCACAGCCGCAGGTGTAGTTCAGGCGGCAGTGGATGTCACTATTCCCTTTACCGGGTATGTCGGCATTACGCAGACGGCTTGTACCTGCACTCCGGGGACACTGCCTTCCGGCGTTACTCTTAAATCCAACACAGCTGCTACGGCAACAGCGGCAGGCTCAGTTGTTCTGACCTTTGCCGCAAACGGTACGCTCGGCAGCAAGACCACTTACAACGGAGTCATTGAACTGAGTTTTACGCTGTCCGGTGCAACCATCAAGAAGAACTTTGCATGGTCTAAATCCGTGAGAGGGTCAAACGGAACTTCCGCTGTAGTTTTCTCGGTATATGCACCGAACGGAACAGTAGTGCAGAATCAGTCCGGTTCACTGCAGCTTGCCACATCTGCATACAGCGGCACAACGGCTATCACCACAGGCACATACCAGTGGGCAAAATATGTCAGCGGCACATGGACGAATATCAGTGGCGCGACAGCTTCAACTCTGACTGTCAACGGCTCGGATATTGTGAATGTCCAGTCCTACCGCTGCACTATGACCTATTCGAGCAAGAATTATGTGGATGTTATTACTGTGGAAGATAAGTCCGATCCGTATGTTTCGGAGATGCTCTCCATCGGCGGCTTTACCGTTAAGAATAATCTCGGCGGCGTAGTGCCGTATATCATCGTTCGTACCAACCAGAAGGAGGTCGATCCTCTGATGGGCAATATCAGCGAGACGGCTCCTTCCTCTCCGGCATCCGGGGACTACTGGTATCAGGTCGACCACAGCGGAAAGAAAGTTACACTGATGAAATACAACGGTTCCGCATGGAAAGCCGCAACGGAAAAACAATCCCTCACCTATACATGGTATGCCCAGGATAAGGACGGGAATGCCATGACATTCGGTAAAACCGGAAAGGTCATCTATCTGTCGGCTGCTGATATCGACAGCCTTGTTACGCTGCAGTGTGACGTTTCAAAGTGAGGAGGTGGTCTTATGGCGCTGCTCACAAGCTGTCAGCATACCTTCCAGAATGTGACTGCCTATGACGATGCAGTAAATGATGTTGCGGCTCTGCAGGTCAGTGTGCGTGAGTGCTACTCGGAGATCACCAAGACCTCAAGCGATATTCTGAGTACCGTCCGGGAGACCTATCTTCAGAAGACGGAGCTTCAGAGTATACAGCAGGATTTCCAGTCGAGCATTACACAGAACAGCAAAGAGATCCGTATGGATTTCACATCCATAACAAACGAGATCAAAGGCAATGTGGCGGCAAATCAGGAACTGCTTGAGGAGTATATCCGTTTCAAAGGCGCACTGATCGAACTTGGGAAGGTCGGAAACGCATTTACTGCGGAACTGTCCAACAAGGAACTTGCATTCAAGGAGAACGGACAGAAGATCGCATATATCTCAAATAACAGTCTGGTTATCACCAATGCGGAGATCAGAAACAAGTTATCCCTCGGGAATGACACCCGAGGGTGGTTTGATTTCATACCCCGTGCAAACGGAAATCTCTCCATCAAATGGCGTGACCCGACATCATAAGGAGTGAAAATCTATGGCTTCAAGCGGAAGTATTACAACAAATGAAAAAGAAGGCCGCTCTATAACCTTATCGTGGTCACTATCCAGCCAGGATGTAGCGAACAATACATCTACGATTGCGTGGACGCTGAAAGGCTCCGGTTCCTCCGGTGGTACAAGCTGGGTTATGTCCGGCGCGTTCAAGGCAGTCATTAACGGGACTACGGTGTATTCGAGCGATACCCGTATTCAGCTGAAAAAAGACCAGGTTATCGCATCCGGCACAACGAAAATTACCCATAACGCAGACGGCACAAAGTCCTTTGCATTAAGCTGTGAGGCGGGTGTATATACTTATGCGGTCAGTGTCACGGCAAGTGCTACACATACGCTGAATACCATACCGAGGGCATCCACGGTCAAGGCAGCAAACGGTACGATGGGGTCTGCGACAACGATCACCATTACTCGTGCCTCATCGTCCTTTACGCATACATTGACCTATTCTTTCGGCAAATCTACGGGGACGATTGCGACAAAGACCACATCGACATCGGTATCATGGACGCCTGCTGTATCTCTTGCGGCTCAGATACCGAATGCCGTGTCAGGGACATGTACGATCACCTGTGATACCTACAACGGCAGCACGAAAATCGGCTCTAAGACCTGTACTCTGACACTGACGGTGCCGGCATCGGTGAAGCCAACAATAGCCAGTCTTACCGCTGAGAAGGTTGACGGAACAGTGCCGACAGACTGGGGTATTTATGTGCAGTCGAAATCAAAAGCAAAGCTGACGATAAACGGTGCGGCAGGAGCGCAAGGTTCGACAATTTCCTCGTATTCCATTACGGGCGGAGGCTTTTCCGGAACTGCATCAACGCTCACCACGGGCTTTCTGACAACCTCCGGTACGATTACCTTTACAGCAAAAGTCACAGACTCTCGAGGACGGACATCTGATGCCAAAACCGTGAGCATCTCTGTTGTGGCATATTCTGCTCCATCCTTTACAAGCTATCTCTCGCAGAGAGCAACGAGCGGAGGTACGGTCAATGATGACGGTACGTATATCAGGGGACTTGTGAAATTCAGCTATTCGTCCTGTTCAAGCAAAAATACCGTCACGACAACTACCCATTATAAGAAGTCCACGGCTACCTCATGGACGAACGCAAGCAAGGCGTTCACTTCCGGTACAGCCATCACCTTTGGCGGCGGGAACATCTCAACCGAGAGTTCCTATGATGTGAAATACACCATAAAAGATGCTTTTACTACGGTTACCATCGTGGATATCGTTTCTACTGCAGCGGTGCTTATGGATTTCAAGGCAGGCGGCAAGGGGCTGGCAATCGGAAAGGTGGCTGAGAAGGACAACACCCTGGAAATTGCACTGACCACCAATCATACAAAGCTGGTGACAAGCGAGAACAATGATCTGGCGATGACACATACAAGATATGGATCCGATGGCGCTGTGCAGGCAAAGATCGGATTTGGTATCGGCAGCGGCGGCGTAAACAGAGGACTTTACGATAGTACGCTCGGTGACTGGCTGATCTATCGCAATTCACTGACGGCAAAGACCAATGTGATAAACGGTGCGACAAAAGTTACCGGAGCATTGACCGTGGGAAACCACAGTACAGCTATCGGCACAGTGACTGATTCTAACTCCTCCACTGCGAAGTCCATACCCACAGGGGCGTGGACAGATACCAACTCCAAGGTAACGCTGACCACAGGAAACTATATCATTGTGGCATCTATGACCTTTGCGGCGGCAACGGCAAAACGGAGAGGACTGAGATTCCTGGCTTCTACGGACGGAGGGACGAATTTCTCCACATCCGCATACGGATCTGTTGTTGCTGCCGGAGGAAGTACAAGTGCAACGATAACGGTGCATTCAACACTTATTGCTTACACCACATCAGCAAACGGACTGGTGATAAAGCTGCAGGCATACCAGGACACCGGATCGGCACTCAATGTCACATCGTCATATATGAGAGCGATACGAATCGCTTAATCAATATTTACTCTGGGAACGGGCATCTCGCAAGAGGTGCTTTTTTCATACCTATTTTAAGAAATGGAGGTTTTATCACATGAAAGAATTCTGGAACACGATTCAGCTTGTTTTTGCGGCTGTCGGAGGTTGGCTCGGCTGGTTTCTCGGCGGCTGTGACGGTTTGCTTTATGCACTTCTGGCATTCGTGGTGCTTGATTACATCACAGGTATCATGTGTGCTATTGCAGACCACAACCTGAGTTCAGAAATCGGATTCAAAGGCATCTGTCGCAAAGTACTGATCTTTGCTTTGGTAGGTATCGGACACATCATTGATGCCTTTGTGATCGGTGCCGGCTCCGTACTTCGGACAGCCGTCATCTTCTTTTATCTTTCCAACGAGGGTGTATCTCTCGTGGAGAATGCAGGCCATCTGGGACTTCCAATCCCGGAAAAACTAAAAGTCGTGCTTGAACAGCTGCACGACAGAGCAGAGAAGGAGGACAAATAATATGGCTTACACAAACAGTTCTATGGTTTCCTACACAAAACTCAGCCCTAATCACTCCGGGCAGAGGACACACTCCATCGACCGTATTACGCCGCACTGTGTAGTCGGTCAGTGCAGTGTGGAAACACTTGGCAGTATCTTTGCGCCTGTCAGCAGACAGGCATCCTGCAATTACGGTATTGGTGCTGACGGCCGTGTCGGCATGTATGTGGAGGAAAAGAACCGCTCCTGGTGTTCTTCCTCTAATGCCAATGACCAGAGGGCTATCACCATCGAGTGCGCATCCGACACCACAGAGCCTTACGCTTTTCGTGATGTAGTCTACAAAAAGCTGATTGCATTATGCGTAGACATCTGCAAGAGAAACGGCAAGAAGAAGCTTCTGTGGCTTGGTGATAAGGACAAGACCCTTAATTACAATCCAAAGGCAGATGAGATGGTACTGACTGTCCACAGATGGTTTGCTAATAAAAGTTGTCCCGGCAACTGGATGTATGCGAGGATGGGTGATCTGGCAACTAAGGTCACAGCACAGCTTGGCGGCAGCGGTTCAACAACTCCCCAGGTGACACCTACGCAGCTTTACCGCGTAAGAAAGACCTGGGCTGATTCCAAAACGCAGAAGGGCGCTTATAAGGTGCTTGCCAATGCAAAGACGTGCGCGGATAAGAATGTCGGGTACAAGGTGTTCGATGCAAACGGAAAGGTCGTATACGAGCCGAAAACTTCTGCATCTGCTGTCAAGGTGCCGTTTAAAGTTAAGGTCAGCATCTCCGACCTTAACATCCGCAAGGGACCGGGAACGGATTATGCCAGAACGCAGTACATTCCGAAAGGGGTTTATACCATCGTTGAGGTCAAGTCCGGCAAAGGCTCTGACAAGGGTTGGGGCAAATTGAAGTCCGGTGCGGGTTGGGTCGCACTTGATTATACAGTAAAACTGTAAATCCATATATCATCTTTATGCCTGTGGGTATCTCTTCGGAGTGCCTGCAGGCTTTTTTTATTTACAAAAATTTCATTGAGTTTTCGGCATTTTCTGCTATAATAGTGATGAGTAAAAAAAGCCCCATATATGAATTTATAATAGAATCAAAGGTATGTGATAAGCAGTTCTTTTGAAAGTGACTCGAATATTTTAATTACTGCCGATGATGCTTCAATACATGGGGCAAATAAGTGCCACCTAATGAGATAGAATATCTGTATAAGATATCAGGAGGGATTTCTAATGAGTTCAGATGTGCCAAAGAAAATGATCATTCCCTTTATTATTGAGGTTTTGAGGAAATACACAGATGCTGATCATGTGCTTAAACAGGAGGAAATCAGTAAAAAACTCAAATCGGATTATAATCTTACCGTCAATCGAAAAACGCTGAGCAGAAACCTTAAACAGGTCATGTACTATGATCCGGAGCATATCAAATGCAGTATCAGGAAAAGAAACGGCGAAGAGATTGATGTGGAGGATGATGAAGAGAGCGCAGTTTATACTGATTTTTATTATGAACACGAATTTGAAAAGAGTGAACTGCAATCGTTGATCTATAACGTTATCTTTGCAAAGCACATTTCAAGAAAGCAGAAAGAAGAGATCGTCAAAAAGCTGGAAAAGCTATGGCCTTCTTCCATCAGGCACAACTTGAAGCATTATATTCTTGATACCCAAGATCCGGGCAGCGAGTTTTCTCCGCTGTTCTATAATCTTGAGGAGATTGACAGAGCCATTTCTGACCACAGGGTGATTGAATTTCAGTATGGTTCATATGATGAGAATTTAAAGTTCCATATAGACGGTCGCGTGTGGAAGGTGTTCCCGTTTGGAATTGCTGCGAACAATAATGATTTTTATCTGGTGGGTCTGGTATGCGGGAGCAGCCACAGTTCTCCGGAAGACCTGATAAGTGATGTAAAGAAGCTCATAGAAAATGTCGAGCAAGGTTCCAGATTTTTAGACACTTTCCGAATCGACAGGATCAGAGAGCTTTGTATTACTGATAACGAAGAAATGAGCAATGAGGAAAAGCGCATAGTCGCAAGTTTTTCATTAAAGGACATCAATCATAGTTGGAATAATGTGTTCGACTATGCCAGACAAAACAGCTCGTTAAGTCCCGGACGCAGTATAACTGCAAAGTTGGTCTTCAAAAACGATCAGGACGGCAATCTTTCCGATGCTATCGATTATTTTGGCAAGGCAAATATCAGAATTGAGAAATCCGAAAATGCAGTCAGCGGTGAATACAGGCTTGTTGTTAGGACTAACGACCGAGCCATGAAGGAGTTTGCCAAGACCTACGCACGAAATGTCGTTGTACTTGAACCGGAATATTTAAGGGAAGAACTGTGCGAGATATATCGGATTGCATATGAGACGTTGAGTAGGAGTGATGTAAAATGATGGACAGAAAGCTGTGCAGTGATGCAGCCACCAATCGATATACAGATGCTGTTGTCGCTGATATTGCAAACAGAATCCATGTGGATTTCCCTGTATCATATTATGGTGGCAGCACATTTATGAACTACAAGACAGATCGAAAGGAAAAGAGGATTTGCTTTCCGGCTGTGGTTGTGGGAACAAATGCAAATTTCACAACTGCATGTGGACAATACCTTGTTAAGAATGAGGATGGCAATGTCAGCACTGTAGATGTTGATTATATAAACACGTACCCATATGTTTACGGGATTACGGTTAATGTGATGTATGACAGTGAGACAGAAGATGCAGCTAAAGAAATCGAGCATCAGTTAAGAACTGTCTACGAAAAGGAAACCGAGGTATGGGTTGATATTCCGTCTTTGCCCGGTAAAAAATCTCTTGTAAAGCTATGCGTTAACCCGAATCCTGCTAAAAAACAAGACGAGCTCGTTCTCGCCTTATCAAAAAGAAGAGTCATTGAATTTACCTCTTATTACAGCGTATATTTATGGGAGGATTATGACTTACAACAACTGAATGATGATCCTATATTCCAGTATGTGTTTTTGCAGAGAACAGAATTTGCATATATGCTTGGAGATCTGTTCTCACATTCCGTTCTGACAGAGCTTGATATGCGGTATAAGCCTTTCCTTGAACACAAAAAAATACTGATGAAGTTTTTTGAGTTTAAAGAATATGTTAGATTAAAGGATCTGTATGACAGAAGGCAGCCAATCAGTCGAGAGGTGTTTAATGCAGGGCTGCCTATTTTAACCGGAAATTATCCTACGCTCTATGATAAGTTTATGAGAGGTGTTCCGTTTGGAGACATTAGAAATGAGGTTGTTCGAGCAGCCAATGTTAACCAGTCTCGGTTCAATAAAATGTTTGCAGAACTTCATTTGCCAGAATGCGTAGAGTCAAAGCATAAAGGCAATATTACATTCAATACCATAGACGGTATACGTGCTTTGATTGCAGAAATGAGTGGGACAACAATGACCATTGAAGAAGCGGTCAAGCATTATATAGATCGCATCGACCGAGAGTATGAAGAGCAGGAAAAGGCTTATCAGGAGCAGCTTGAAAGGAATCGTCAGAAAAGTATCCTACTTAGACAGGAACGTGCAGAAATGGGATACGATGAAGCTGACGAGTACTCAGGCGGTGACAGTGGTCACAGCTTTATACGTGATGCTGCAGCCGTTGCAGTTGGTACGGCAGTAGGAAACCGTATCTCGGATAAACGCCGTAGAAGAGAACAGGAGGAGCGCGACCGTAGGTTTGAGGATGAACAACGCCGCAAGGATTCTGAAGAACGGCACAGACGAGCCGTTGCATCTCAGAGAGAATGGGAGCGGGTGAAGAAATTAAACGATGAGAGGCGTAGAAAAGGCCTGCCAGAATTACCACTGCCTGATAGAGAATGGTGGTAACGCTTCTACTTTAGGATAGCTAAATACAGTGAAAGGATATAGATACCATGAATGAAATTAGGAAGTATGTAAAAGCCTTTTATGATCAGGCTTTCTCAAAAGAAATTAAACAGAAAATCGAAAATAATAAGATCGATTTTATGAATCATAGTGATAGAGATGTCTTATCATACTGCATCAATAAAGCCTGGGTTGATGCTGTTATGTATGAGAGAATGCAGCCCTCATATAAAGACAAGTCCGACAACAAAGATCAGATTGTAGGGATAATTTATAAATTCTTTGAAACCGTGATTGCCGGAAAAGAGGTCAACTACTCAAAATGGCATAGAGACACATGTGAAAACAGCATGTACGGCATGTCTGTCGGACTATGGCAGAAACTGATCAATATGACATTCAAATATGTCTATTGTGTGCGTGAGCATTTCAGCGAAATCAGTACCTTTGATTTTGAACAGTGCCATATTCCGCTTGACAGCTATATTCTTGACTGGTTTGGATTTAATGATAAGAAATGGAATAAGATTGCTGATTATGATGAGTACATAACAATCCAGAGATGCATTAAAGAAGCTTTGAAGAAACAGGATATTAATTCATTACTGGAGGGGGATTTTATTGTCTGGGAACAGAGTAAAGCTATAAAAACTGCCAATGAAATAATCAAGGGATTGGCTTATTTTGTGGAAGACAAGGAAAGAGTTAAATTCCTTTTTCGGGAGGATATAGATATGATCCATGTACTCGCATCAGAACTTGACAATGACTGATATGTTAATATCTTATAAAAATAAAAGAGGAGTTAATTGATTATGGCCAATCAGAATCAGAACTATAAGGAAGAATTAGAATCCGCTGCTGAATTCCTATTGGATTTAAAGGATGAATATTTCAGCGGCAACCCCGATGAATTATCTGAAATAGAGCATGATATGAATCACTTCAAACAATATTGTAATTTTGTGGATTTGATTTATCAGGTAATATGCTACGGAGAAAGAGATTCTGTCGTTTTGGCAATGATCCCTTATCGTCATTTGAGTTTTATTGCATTTTCAGAAGGTAATATTTACCTGAAAGAAAATGAAATCTATCAGGTATTCGCAATTGAAGTGTTCACTACGCTTGACAGGCTTATGTTTACAGAAGGTTACAAAGATGATGTTCCAAGTCATCTGTACTCTCGGTCTTTTGATCTAAACGAAGATACACCGGAAGAAATATATGAACGGTTAAATAAAGATATTTCAAACCAATAAAGAATAACAGGATATAAACAGACAGATCAGGGAATTAAATTAAAGCAGCAAGGCTGTACCGACAAGACCCTATATGCTGTGATGCAGTTAGATAAACAAGGAACAGCAAGTTGTTCCTGTGTTCAAAAAAAGAGCGGATTTTAATTTGTAGCAGAATTGGAATCGGTTCAGAAAATAATTTGTCACCTAACAATCTGTACTGTAGATGGCGGCACTTCGGTGTCGCTATTTTTTTTGATGCGTCATTTTGTGCCCATGCCGTATTGTATGATTATATCAGAAAAAAAACAAGTGACTTGGAGGTAATGCTCATGAAGATGTATAAGCTGACCGCCGCTGACGGCTCAACATATCTCTCCGAGACAAAAGGAGAATACGGTGGGAACAGCAATATGAAGATTTACGGCAGGATGGATTGTCCTTCGGCAAATGCTGTTCTGAGGAGTAAGTACAGAAATGCATATATCAGCCACAGGGTTTTCTTCAAGGACGAGGAAACAGCGATTGCAGCCGGGTACCGTCCCTGCGGCAGATGCATGAGAGATAAATATAAGCTTTGGAAAGAAGCAAACAAGAAGTAATGCGGAAAAAAACAAAGACTCTGACTGAGTTCAGAAGATCGGAGGATAATATGCGAAATATATTAAAGTTCAAGCTGGTCTGCAAAGATGATGTGATAGCAAAATATCTAAGCGAAGGAAAGGAGTATGAAATCAATTACTCAACAATAAAACCGTATTGGTTCTATGCAAGCAAGGCGGATGTGGAGTCTGTCCGTGCTACGCTTCTTGACGGTGATAATCTGCTTTTCATTCTTATCACAGCCAGCGGTCAGGGCGGAGTGATTTTTATCTGGGATACAAAGGCTCATAAGGTCATCCATGTTTCAGAAGGGGCTTATGCTGTCGCAGGAGCGGTCTATAACGACAAGGTATATGCTTTCCGGGATGTTCACCACTGGGGAATCGAACCGTACACTGCTATATCCGAAATTGGTATTGAAACGATGGATGCCTATACGGAATACGA